TTTTTAATTTATCAATCATTAATCTACAACTTTCTGCATATCATACCAAACACCATGACAACCATCCATACCTTTCCAATTAATGCAAGGGATTGTCCCTCTATGCCGTTCACACCAACCAGCATCTACTTTAGTTTTTTCATCTTCCTTTATCATAAAACCTTCATATACGCTAGGGTTTTCCCCGCACATAATACATCCTTTTGTTTTCATAGCTTCTCCCTAGATTTTCCACAATGTCCGATTGGTTTATCTGTTTCCATTATTTCTATCCCAGTAGCACCTGGTTGATATTTAATATTAGCTTCCACCCACCACATACATTCACTGGCAACACACTTACCTTTATACCCCATAAACTCGGCATTAACTCCATTTGCGATAATTAAAGCATGCTGAAGCACTGGGCACATTTTACTAGTTGCTTCCTCTCTTGATACTTGCATTAAGTCTCCCCTTTAGTTTTATCAATCACCGCATTTATAATTCTTTTCATATATTCCATTATAGCCATTTTCTGTGCATCCGCTTGCGTAGATGGTCGGATAACAATTTCCTCAATTACATCTTCAACAATAGCGGCACCAGTATCCTCAAACTCAGTGACCTTCTGAGCTTTTCCGTTTCTAATAAGTATATCCCCTTCTTCCAGTTCTGTATCCTCATTAATCGCTACATACATCATGGATTCCATTTATTTCCTCCAATTTCTTAATTAATATATTAAGCCACACAGATTCATCCATGACAAAAGTTATATCATGTATGCAAAAATCTTGGTGTATATTTTTACCTTCATATATTTTTCTTAACTCTCCACATATCCAATTAAAATCCGGCAAGAAAATTAAGTGTTGGGGCTTTCTTCTTTTAGCTATTCCTTTGTTTTGAAATAATACTTCAAAACCAGAAGATTTTTTATCAACAATAATAGCTTCTTCTCCCCATAACTTAACAAAGACTCTATCCCAAATCTTAGGAACCCAAAGAGCTTGTATGAGAGGATTTTCTGCTACTTTAATATAAAGCGTTCTTTTTATTTTTTCAGGATTTATCATATTTAGATAGGCATGGTTTAATTGTTAGAGTTAAATCGGGGCTATCTCTAACCCCGATTTAACCTTTTTATTTTTTTCCTTTAGCTGGTTTCTTAACCACTTTCTTCGGCTTCGCTGCCATTTCTCAATCACCCCTTCCAATTGTAATATTTGTTTTTAAAACTTTCCCACCAACATGGGAATGATTCAACTAAAAAACGTAACCCATAGATTGCAATAACGGTTATTGTAATTCCAATAATCTCATAGTAAATATTATACATTTACCTCTTCTTTATGGTCATTAAATTCCTCAAATTCTTCACAAGCACATTCCCCGCAACGTTCCCTAAATTCTAATTCAAATAAGTGTCCGTTAGTACATTCATACTTCTGATTAAATGTTTCAAATGTATGGTCGTGGTAAACGCCCTTCTCGTCAAAATATGCGTAATATTTGGGATCCCCCTCAATATTTAATATTTTAACTTTACTAGATTTTCCTTCTGTCTGACATTGCTTGCAAAACATTTTTTCTCCTTATTCTATATCGTTTGTGCCTTCTTTACAATTTTGGCAAAAATGTCGCCCCCTACTCATTATACAATCAGTATCTTTTAGAGCTTCAATCACTTCTTCCCTCCATTGAGATACTTTTTTTATCTCTATAACATCTATATACTCATTACAGACTCCATCACACAACACCTTAGCTTCAAATATGATTGACACTTTCCTCTTCTCCTTTTTCTTCTGGAATATAAGGTGCCCCAGTAAGATAAAACTCTTCGAGTTGTTCTAATGTAAATGTTCTCACATTCCCATCTATTGTAAACGCTACCTCAAACTTATCTTTAACCTCTGATTCTCTAAGAGTTGTTAAAATCTTTTCTCGGAATTGTTCCCACATATTTCCTAAATTTAAATGTATACCGTATGCTACATTTGTCTTGGGGTTTTTTAATGTTAAATCTTCCATTATTCCCCCTCGTCAATTGAAAGCAAAGAATATCCAGCTATATCACCCCAAGGCGATTCTCCACCATATCCTTTATCATTAGCAATCCTGAACATCTTATCTATAACCCTTATTAAGGAGAGAGCGTCTTTATACGATGGAACTGGAATCCCATGAGGATAAAGAACTTCTATTATTTTACATGATTGATGAAAGGAATCCCCATATGCTTTTTGTTTCTCGTCAACCAATTTACCAATTTGAGTTCCTCTATTTGCATATTTCTCAGGAATCAAATTAATATTATTTTCTAATCCCATAACGCTCCCCAGTAAATTGTTAATAAACCCATTGATTTTTTAAATTCTTTTTCTAAACTATTCCATTGTTTATTATATTCTTTTTTTACTAATGTTAAATCTAAATCATCTTGTTGTTTCTTTGCTATAAACCCTCTTTGAATATCAAGTAAAATATCTAGCCATTCACATTCTGTAAGTTTTGCCGGAAAGCCTGAATTATATTCCCTGAGATTTTCCAACATACCAATCATGACATCAGTTAAATAATCCGACATATCCCATATATCGCAATCAGCATAACCACGTCTTCCACGTTGCCAAAACCACTTTATTTCACGAGGTATATCACATATATAGTTCCATCGCCTACATATAGGGAACCATATATACTGTTCGAACCAGGTTATCTTTAAATCACTAAACAAATGCAACTTCCCCATTATCCCACATTTTTTATTTACCTCCATATATACATTATAATACAAATTTCCAATTTGTCAAGTGTTTATTTTTTGTTCATTAAGATATTTAATTATTTTTTCTAAAACGTCTAAAGCCTTCCCATATTCCACAATATACGCACCAGACTCTAATAAATCTTTAATGTTTTTAAGTTCCTCAAGTTCATATTCTTTAAGGTTTAACATATTAATTTTTTACCATCAACGCTTCAAATTCTTTCAAATTAGAAAATTGTTGCAAATATTGAAACCCAAAGAAACCTGTTTTCGTGCCACGAGCTTTTAAATATGGGCTAATTATCAATGAATCGCTTTGCATTTCATCTAATACATCTAAAGTAGCAAGCCCACATATAAAAAATTCAGAAAGATTCTTTTTCAAAATTATAACTTCCGGCTTATATGATTTCTTAAATATAAGAGGAAATTTTCCATACTCAACAGTCTTTACACCTACATTATATCCAGCTTTCACCATATCGGGGATATTGTAATTTTCACTATTCCCAACAGAAAAATCCGTGAATTTAATTCCTAAAAAATTCTCGAGAGCAACTTCCCCTGCAAACCCAGTATACCAACGCTTCTCTTCTTTAAGCGAGCCCACAATATGGGGCTGTTCTTTTTTCTTTGTTTCTAAGGCAATAGATACGAAATCTTTTATTTGCGTTATCTGCTCTAATGATATTGTTGATAATTTAAAATTCTCTTTGTATGGTGCGACATGACTCTCATAACTGATAGTATTAGGCAACATGTAGCGTTTCTCTCCTTAATTCCTTGCATGGAAAAATCTCTCCTTATTGTTCCCAAGTAGGGTTATTCGCTAAAACCATCGAGATGTGTCAATCTTTAAGTAGATAGCTTCAATTAAAGATGTCTTCCCCTGAGAGTTTTCTCCTATTACAAGTAAACTCTTTTTTCCTATAGGAAGATCTATTTCACTTATATTTCTAAAATTACTGATACTTAAACTATCTACCCACAAGTTTATACTCTCATTGGCATTATTACACCAAGAAACTCAGCATCTCCAGGACCTTTGAGTATACAGGGGCTCAGCGGATCATTAAATTCTATACAAATTGAATCTCCGTCAATGACATCTATTCCATCAGCAAGGTAGCGGGAGTTAAATCCTATTACTACCGGCTCTCCCTCATATCCTGAATCTATCACTTCTTTTGCTTCACCTACCTCAGGGTCACTTGAATTTAACTCAATTTTATTTTTTGATGCAGAAAACTTTATTGCTTTTGTCCTCTCATTACTCATAAGGCTCACTCTTTTTACACCCTGTTTCAGAGCTTCTTTATTTACCATGATGCTATACTCGTTTTTATCGCTTATTATTCTCTTGTAATCAGGAAACTCGCTATCTATAAGCCTTATAACTATTATGAGACCATCTTTCTTTAAAACTATATAATTTTTACTTACTCCTAATGATACATCACCATTACTTTCTTCAAGTATCTTCTTTATTTCCTGAATTCCCTTTCTTGGAACTGTTACCTTAAATTTTGTATCACCAGATTTAATAGATGTTGTGACTTTACTAAGTCTGTGACCATCAGTTGACACAAGTTCAAGTCCATTTTCTGATAGATTCCAAAGCATTCCAGAAATATTTATTCTGCTGTCATCAACCGAAATTGCGTGAATTGTTTTTCTTATAAGCTTCAACAACAAATTACCGTCTAAAACTACATGTGCTTCCTCTTTAGTTTCAGGAACCTTCGGAAATTCATCAGGATTTATCCCTGAAACTCTAAAGCTAATATTTCCACACAATACATTAACCCAATAATTATCAAGAAGCTCTATAGTAACAGGAAAATCAGGAAGTTCCCTAATAATGTCATAAAGTCTTTTTGAAGGAAGTGCTATCTTTCCAGCTTTAACTATATCACATGGATATTCCCCTTTGATACCAATGGAAAGGTCAGTACCAAATATACTCAACATATTATTATCAGCATTAAATAATACATTTGCCAAAATCGGCATTGTTGTTGTCTTTGAAGCTATATTCTGAACTCTTGATAATCCAACAAGGATGTCAGACTTTTTAACTATTATCTTCATAATAGCTCCTTTTCTGTTTTAATTTTAGCCACCAATATTCACTATATAACCATTCTTGTCCTTTTTTCATTTTAACACACATAAATATATGTATGTCATTTTTCTGATTTGTCAAGTCTTTATTTATTATTTTTTCATTTTTCGAACTCTTCAATAAATCTTAACACTTGCTCGCTAAAACCGTCCAAATGTGTCCATTTACCATATCCAACTCCATTTTGATATGATGCTATATTAATTAAATATCCTTTAGAATCTTTCTGTGGGTTTACGATACCATCATGCGTTTGTTCATCTGTAAACACTATAATCCTATCGTAACTAGTTTTATTATTTATATTTGTTAAGGATTCCGCTAATCTAGTTCCGGAATGTGATTGGCTATTTATTATAGCATCCCTTAATCCAAAACCATGACGTGCAGGAATTAACACTTCCTTATTAGAGAAAGTATATATCTCAACATTCTCGCATATTTCACGTGCCATGATAGCAATCGCACACGCTCTATCCAAGTATGTCATATTTGACCTATCTGATGAACCAGAATCCATACTCCCACTAACATCAACCAATAACACCGTCTTTCCTGATAATTTATTTATTGACTGTAAATTATTAAGAAAAAGTGGTTCTATTTTATCTTCGAGCCTTGGAACAGCTCTCGCAGCAGAAATAAGTCTATATGGAAAAACCTTAGATGTATCAACTGTATTAAGAGAATTAAATATAAGGCTTTCATCAACGGCAACAGCATCCATATTCCTTAAATTACGCAAGAGAGCCATAGCTCCAAGTTTTTTCTCTCTAAGTAGTCGTTCCCATACTTCCCTTTTACCTTCACCCTTAGTCGCGGATATAGCAGTTTCCCATGTATCGGCGATAGGGAGTTTTGCCACTACTGGCTCATGTTTCTTGCGGGGCTTACATACATGCTTGTCTAATTTTTGCCAGCAAATCTCGCAATAATTCTCAGTTAAACGCTTCCAATCTTCTGCTTGCTGGAAATCTTTAGGGGTAGGATGGACAAGAAACATTACATCCCTTAATTTAATTTCTTTATCCATATTGTACTTTTGGAGAGAATATGCATTAAATTTAGTGAAAGCTAATGATAGTCCCTTCTTGAGTTGAGCACTTAAAGGTTTTTTCCCATCTTTCCAATATATGGCGAGAGTTTCTGAGAGTTCGTCAGGTCTCTGAATAATATTGTGAAGTAATCCCGCGACATATGGCTTATGAGAATCAATCCCAGCCATAACAACAGCAATTAAAAGCGGAGCGTGTCTAAGATTAAACTTAGTGCGAGCGTCAATCGCCATCGTAACACAATTTTCTGGTTTTACTAATGGGATTAAACGTTTCAATCTGTCGGCTATATCCTCGCCATCTTCGTAAAAAGATGATTCCCAGAGCAAACAAGACATAAGGGTTCTACGGAGTTCTTGTGTAGCGGTAATACGTTTAGCGGTTCCACCTTCATGAGTTTTTAGACTTGACTTGGTGAAATTTTTAACGGAAGCATTGAGTGTAACCATAATATTCTCCTAGTTTAAGTTATAAAAAAAACTCGATGCAAGAAAAAATATATAAGGAGTTTTAATCCGGTTATTAGCCAGATTTCTTAGATAGAAGTATCCCTATAAACCACTATGCACCGACATCTAAAAAAATAATGTGCAGGAAAAAATGAATTCAGACTATAAGGGGTGGATTAGACCCCATATTCCAATGAAGTAACTGAATTCCCCGCCATGCACAAAAAGCATATATGAAGAAAAATTGCGTAGAGAGATGTGGCGAACCACGTTTCATATCAATTGAAGTATCTCTACGGCTTCACTATCATATAAGCTTAAAAATTAATCTAGTCTTTTTTTATTTTAACACATATATACAATATATGTCATTTTTTTAATTTGTCAAGTCTTTATTTATTATTTTTTCATTTTTCTTTGTTTTTAACTTATCAGTAGGGTCGGCTGTTTTATTCATTGCTGTAATTTCTTCTACTTTTCCCCATGTCACACATGCATCGGATTTCCTATATGTGTTCACAAGATTCGCACTTGTCGCATATACGGTTGATAATCCATATGAGCTATTATCGAATTGTATAGCATTAGTCCCAGATATACCATAACTTAAAGCATCGTTAATTCCGGCAAGAGAAGATGCAAGATATAAAAATTCCCAACCAAGTTTTTCTTTCTCTGCTATCTTTTCGACTATTTGGGATTTCTTGTATTCAACGCTTGAGTTTTCTTGTCCATCTGTCAAGATGGCTATAACAACCTTTTCTGGTTTTTCTTCTTCTGAAAGTTTAGAAAAAGTAGCGTCCATATCCGTGATAGTTCTCCCTATTGCGTCAAGAAGAGCCGTGCTCCCACGAGGGCAATAATTCTGAGTATCTAACTTAGGGACTTTATTAATCTCACACCTGGGGAACGGTATATCATATACGTTGTTAAAAAATGCAAGATTCATATTAACCTCACCCTTAACTTCTTTCTGCTTACGAACAAAGAAATTATAGCCGCCAATAACGTCTTCCTTGAGATTGTCCATACTGCCAGACCTGTCCAGAATAAAAAATATTTCCGTCGAACCTTTTTTCATATATATCTCCCTTTCGTTTTTAAAAGTCAAGCCGACAATAGGACTTGAACCCACATAAAATTGCTTACAAGGCAATTGCATTTCCAGTTATGCTATATCGGCAACATATCTGTGTAACAGGATTCGAACCTGCGTGAATCCGACCCCAAACCGGATGCCTAACCAAACTAGGCTATACACAGTTAAGTGGAGAATATCAGAATTGAACTGATATCTTCTGATTGCAGGTCAGATATGTTCCCTTTACACCAATCCCCCATATATATAAAGTTCTAACGTTACCCCTATGGGGCTGTCGGTAGTCCAAAAATTATATAGGTGAAAAGTTTATAGCTCATAATATACAATATATGTCATTTTTCTGATTTGTCAAGTAAAATCTTCAATATATTTTTTTAAGCACGAGATTATTATATCTTTATAATCAAGACAAAATTTTCCGGCAAAGGTTGAAACGCCAATTTGGTGCCTAAGTAAATGGTGTTCATGGCATAACGGTATGGCGTTTGTATCGTCTGTTTTAATAGAAGTCCCATGCGAGCCCTCATGGTGAGCGATTATATTTTGATTAGGACATCCAGCAACAGAACAATCAAGCTCTCGGATGAAGGTGAGGTATTTGTTATTCCTGTATGTTAAATTTTTGGGATATTGCATTTTCTCTCTAAACGTAACCCACCGGACAGCAACAGCTACCCTTCGGGGAGCCTTCGGCTCATATTGTTTTTCCATGTTATCATATAATCCAAACTCTCACGTTTACGTTATACTGTATTATCCATATCCTGAACCCTTATATTCCCGAAAGAAGAGAAACAGAAACTCAAGAAGTCCCTAGAAGAATATAAAGAGAAAGAGAAGAAAGATATTTTTAGACAAAACTCTCCCATTGACATATAAGCTCTTTATTTCATATATGCCGATGCTTCTTCTCTCTATCGTCATAGTGAGAATCTATTTCTTGTGCTACAGTAGCTTATACTATTATTAAAGGTCATCCCTCTAACTTTTCATATCCCAACGGGGCTACTACCCTGAAAAAATTTTTTTAAATATGTTACATAATACAATATAAGACATTTTCCTACTTTGTCAAGTTTTATTTTTCTTGACGGACAAAAAAATATGATATACTGACAATATATGTCATTTTTCTGATTTGTCAAGCTTTATTTTACTTGACAAACTTGAGAATTGTTATATATTGTCTATATATGGGAAATTTAAAATATCAATATAGTTTATATTTTATAAAAACATCTAAGGAATTCAAGGAGTTAATAGTGAATGTTTGTAATTTGGAGGGAGAAACTGTATTCTCAAAATTTTTTATTAAAATGGCTTTAGATTTTTTCAAAGATAGATATCAGTTATATTATAATCAACTTTGTGTAGCTTTAAAAGAAACTCAAATAAAAGGAGATTTAATTTTAGAAAAGATTAAAAAAGAAACGAGTAATGATTAATAAAAGGAAAAATCTTGAGATTTCAATGCTTAATATTTACAGTAAGGTGTTGAAATTATTTGCTAAAAAGAGAAATTTAAGCTTCGAGGACGTAGTGAGGGTAGTGATATGTGCTTATATTAAGAAGTATCATATTGATTTATGGGAAGAATTTTGTCGGTGTGATAGTCAGGAAGGGGTAATAGATGAGTATTTGGATAGTTTTACTAAAAGGGGATGAAATTGGCAAATATATTTGATGATATTGATTTAGATGAGATACATTGTTGTAAGGCGTGTGGAACCTTCGTAAATGGAAAAAAAGATGGTGGTGAGGGTATTGCGTGGCATTTAAAGGGTAAGCATGGGTATAAGACGCTTTCTAAATATTTAATAGATTACCCAGATGCTAAAATTTTTCTAAAAAGTGGAATAAAGGAAGAAAAGCCAGTGGCATCATTGAAGCCCCCTACTAAGAAAAAGGATGTTGAATCTCTTCCAGAAATTTCTTCATATGTTCCGACTGATACAGTCCTGTTTCTTTCTGAGATTCCTGATTCCCCTGTGAAAGACAATTTATTATTTTTAATCCGGCAACTTGGTTTATGGAGAGAAGAATATGAGCTCACCCTTAAGAACACCGGCGAATCTGATTATAAAATCTTTAACCGTATAAGAGACGGTCAGAAGGAAGTTGTTGATGTTATAGCAAAATTAGGGAAGCATTACGAGAAAACAAATGATGAGGCGGATATATATAATCTCCACAAGGAAACCATTGATTCTGCGGAACAATATATAAAAGATAATATAGGTGAATTTACATTTGGGGCGGAATGTGATAAATGTGGGAATAAAATGATTGTAAACACGCAAGGGCTCCCTCATTGGGCATTAGAATCAGGGGAGAAGGTTTTTTATGTT